ACTTGTTTCGCATGTTTTTGCGCTGCGTAATGCGGTGCATTTGGCGCACTGGTCTACCAAGTCTTATTCCGAGCATAAGGCGCTTGGCAGTTTCTATGATGATCTGATTGAAAGCATTGATGACATCATCGAAGCCTATCAGGGCTGGTACGGGCTTATCGGTGAAGTGCCGATCAAGGTGCTGCCAAAGAAGGACATTGCTGGCGTCATTCGTAATGAACTGACTTGGCTGGCGAGCAACCGCGAAAAGATCGCCAAGAAAAACACGATGATTGAAAATCTGATTGATGGGCTGATGCAAACCTACAGCACCACCCATTATAAGCTCGTCAACCTTTCTTAAGGAGAAAACGATGTTTGCAAAGCTTAAGGGTAAGAAGACCTACGTTGCCGCCGCGCTCACTGTGCTTGGCGCTGGTGCCGGGTATCTGACTGGTGAAGCTACGGCTGCTCAGGCCGCTCAGATGGCCATCACGGCTATTCTGGCGGCGACTCTGCGGCATGGTATGGTGTAGCCGCTAGTTCTTCACGGATCATAGGGATCAGGTCCCGCAACCGTAGCACAACGCGCCACTCTTGGCCGTTTTGGCGAAACACCACTAGCGGCACCTGATCCTTTGGCGTGCAAGCTTCTATCTGCTTGCACCATTGCATGATGGCTAGCGTCTCTCGGCGCTTGACCTCAATGCGAAACTTCCCAATCTCAATATCATCTGCGCCGTCCCTGGCCTGCCCAAGCTTGCGCTTGACCACAGTGCCAAGTTCGTCGCTCAGGATCGCGGCAAGTTCGTTCTCGCCGCGCGCGCCTTTGTTGCGTGACATTCGCCCGGTCATAGCTATCCCCTAAAACGGAATATCGTCGTTAAACGGCACTTTGGCGCTTTGCCCCAATGCCTTGGCGCGATCGGCTTCAAAGTTCTTGCTGGTGACGTAGAACGCACCGTTCTTGAACGTCTTGCCGCTGTGTTTGTCCTTGTACTCAATGTGCGTATCGCTGGCGTCAATCGCCTCGGCCTCCGGCACAAGGTCGGGAATGAACATATGCGCTTCGCAGCCGCGTTGCTGCTCGGAAACGCTGATGTGCTTTTTCTTTAGCTCGCAAACCCAGCGGCCTTCCTCAACCGGCGTAGCGTTCACGCAAGTGCGGCAGCTAAACTCTGGCATTTTGGCCAGATGGCAAAGCGCGTGCATGTTGCACATCTTGCATTGCCAGTTGGCGGGATCTTCGCTGATGCGAGGCTTGGGCCTAGACGACAGCACGATCATGCTAGAGCGGATCGTGATGTTCAGAAATTCCTTCTCATCAAAATGCACCCACTCGGTGTAAATCTCGTCGGTGTTTTTGTTGACAGCGAAATACAGCGCGCGCTCCAGGTTCATCAAACCCATGTAGGTTTGCATCTGTGCGTAGTGCTGCGGCTTCTGAGCCTTCACGCCATTGTTGCGAACGTCCATAAACGCTTTGTCGTTGAACGTCTTGATCTCCAAGACCGCCCAAGTGTTTTTGCCTTCTATAAAGCCACGGCCAACGCCATCGACAGAACCGCCAAAGTGGCCGGTCTGATCTCGGCATTGGATTTGCTGGCCTTCGTCCTCGGTGTGTAGTTCAATCCCGATCGCGCGAAGTTCGTCGTAGACACGTTCTTCCTCGCGTTTGCCGGTGTTGAACAGGCGGCGTAGCCTTCCGCTGAACTTCGGGGTATCGGCCCAGCGGAAGACTAGCCACAGATAGCGGTCGCAATGATGCCCAATCAGGCTGGCGCCCAAATGCGCGCGATGCGGCTCTGATTGCTTTTCATACCAATCCAGCACTTGTGCCGCAGTGGTATCAACCCGATCAGGCACCTTTGCCATTACCGCTCCCAAGCCTTCTTGGTGGATCCAACAGCAGCAGTCGGACGCGGCGCGGGCTTAGGCGCAGCCTTGAGGCTGCCGTATCCCATCACCTTGTTTTTGCCCTCTTCGCGGCGGTCAAGGTCCATAGACAGCATGAACGGAATGTCATGCAGTTCCGATGTATCCTTGAGGTTCGGAACGCCACAGGCTTGCGCAAGCGAGTTCAGATGGCTGCGAGCAATGTTCTGGGTCTTCTCGCTCTTGTTCACGACATTCAGTCGCTCCCAATGCCGACGACCGCTGTACTCGCCATCCACGATCTGCATGGTCAATTCGATATATTCGCCATCGCCAGCCTTAGTGGTCTTAAGCTGGCTATCGGTGACGATCGCTTGGTAGTCGCCCTTGGGCAGCGGATCAAACGAGCTACGCGGAGCAACGTCGTAATCCGATACGTTGAAGTTGATTTCAGCCATTTTGGTTCTCCAGGTTAATTGATTGCGGCTTCAAATTCGTCCCATGACATCCCAATGGAGTCGGGGAGGCTATAACGGTTCTTGGCCATGTAGGCCGGGCGTTCATTGGTGTAGAGCAATCTCTCTCCGTTGCTGATCCCTCGGTTGTTGGTTTGGTTGAAGCCAACATCGTCCTTCTTCACGATGGTACGATAATTGGCGAACAAGACCGCATCGGCCCATTCCCTCACGACCGCATTGCTGCGTTCTTGGAGCTTGGGCTGATAGCGATCAAACGGCTCGACTTCGGGACTGTCGAAACGCTTGATGGTGCAGTGGGCCAAAAGTACGATCGCCATCTTGCGATCGTTTCGCAGAGCGTCCAATCCCTCTAGGATTTCCCGCCACTTTTCAGCCGCAATGAGCGCGCCCTTGCCGTAGGCAAGATCCTTCGCGTCATACCTAGTTTCGATCTCGCGCTGAATGATCGCTTCAAGCCAATCAAGGCTATCCAGCACCAGCGTCTTAAAATCGTGCTTCTCTTGGTACAGCGTACCTATCGCGGCCATCACATCGTCCGTCGCCTGAGCGACAGGAAAGTGATCGACCTTGAGGCTGCCAAGGCCATCCTCGGTGAGGATGAAAATGGGATTGGGGCAACCGGCTCCAAAAGTGGACTTGCCGATGCCCTCAACGCCATACAGCATAATTCGTGGGGCTGCGATTGCATCGTTCTTGCGGATTGATTTGAGATCAAACGCCATCTTCGCTCTCCATGCGCTCAATAGTGACTTGGGTTTTAAGGGGCTTAACGGTTACGACGCTGGCGAGCTTGCGCCAAACGTCAGGGCGGGTTTCGCGTAGTTCCTTAAGCTTGGTTTCGTCAAGTTCGACTTTAGTCTTGTAGGGCTTGAGGTGGGATGGCCATCCTTCCGTGGTTTCGATTATGGCTTCGATTTCGGCTTTGTAGCTCAGCTTTCCGGTTGTTACGATTTTGAATCCAGATTGCAGCTTGGTTGTGCTTCGGCCTTCTTCCTTGGTTGAGTTCAGTTGGCTTAGGATCTGATCTTCAATGGCTCGGCGTTCGGCGTTGGCTCGGCGTTCATCGGCTTTGGCGTCAAGCCAGGCTTCGGCTAGTTGTTCAAGGTTCATGGTTTTGGCTCTCCTATGAAACGCACATAAGCGCAGTTCGCTAGGGTTGGCAATATGCTTTTTTCTCAAAAAGGCACTTGCGCTTTGAAACGCTACGTCCTAGCGTCACCCTAAAGGAGAGCATCTATGGTCGCACCAATTCGGAATCGTTGCCAGCCCGCGTTTGACGTTATACGTCGTTTGGGAGGCGCTGGAGCCACAGCTAGGCTTTGTGGCGTCAATCAATCCACCGTGTCGCGGTGGGTGATGATTAAAGAAATGCGAGGCACTGGAGGTCGCATTCCACAGAAATACTGGCCTGTGATTTTGAATCACGCCAAGCGCACTGGAATGTTGATCGACATCTATACTCTATCCGGCGTGACTCGCCCAAAGGCTTAAGCCATGACAAACAGCGAGTTCTTGAGCGCCGTCTACGGCGAACTCAAGAATACTTACGGCTGGACTACGTCTTTTCGCTCAGACCCTGGCGAGGCGGATGTCTCCGCTTGGGCTGGTCAAGCATGGAAAGGCACGCCAGCACAGTTGTCTTTGATAGACAAGCGCACAGGCGACAATAACTTTTTCTGCGTCGCAGAGATGCAAGCAGATGTTAGGCCAAAGCGGTCTAAAGATACGTTTGTGAGACTTTCTGTCTTACTTGCAGATGATGCCGATCCCGATCAATTGCTTGGGCAGCCGTCTTATATCTTTGAGACATCACCCGGCAATTATCAAATCGGCATTCTGCTAGACCCAGAAGACGCAGAAACGCGTGACCGCGATCTTATCGATCGTGTGTTGCAGCACATGGTCGCGCACAACATGATTAAGGCCGATGCCAGCGGCAACAATCTGGTGCGCTATGGTCGCCTGCCAGTTGGCAGCAATACCAAGAAACGCAGCACCGGCACATTTTCTCTCAGATCACTAAAATGTGATTTGACACACAAATATTCTCTTGAAGACGCAGCGGCCATGTTTGGCCTTGATTTGGCCACGGTGCGCGGAGCGCCCGCAAAGCCAAAGAGCGATATTCCAAAGTCAACGTCGATCGATCACGTTGAAAGCTTCAAAAACCTAGTCAACCCCGATCCCGCGCAACGCTCTTATCACGACAGCCTGCTAAAGCTGTCTGCGTCTATGGTCGCGGCTGGCACACACCCTGGCGCGGTTGTGAATCTACTGCGCTCGCTGATGCTTGCGGTAAAGCCGGAAGATGAGCATGAATTTAACCGTTGGGAGCAGCGGTTTGGACACGATCTTATCCGCATGGTGTCCACGGCGGAAAAGTTTGCCCCGCCGCCAAGGGAAACAGAACCTAGCCAGTTTTCATACAAGTTTGCCGAACTGCTCGAAGCCACGCGCAACATCAAATGGCTGGTCAAGGGGCTAGTTCCTGACGATAGCATGGGCATGATCTTTGGCGCATCGGGGACGTTCAAATCGTTCATCGCGCTGGATATGGCTATGCACATCGCCACAGGCGCCGATTGGGCTAATAAGCGCACAAAGACCGGCCCGGTCTATTACGTTGCCGCTGAAGG